GAAGTGAAGGCATCTGTATTTAGCGATTTACCTGAAAATTTACAGAAAAGTTTTTTGAATCATCAATGGCAGTGTCATATTTATCATAAAGATATGACACTCGCAGAGAAGGGTGAAGTAATGAGAACTATTGATACAGGTGCTAAAATGATAGAGGCAGAACTTGTAAACACATCAAATTCTATAGGTATTGACCTCATTAGAGAGAAGTTATTTGAAAATGATGAAGAAAATATTATTAATAAAAATTGTAAGTTATTTTGGAAGATGAAAGATAAAGAACATCTCACTGAGAATTTTTTAGATAGATATAGACTTAATCATTGGATAATGTTTGATGTATTAGAAGAGATAAATTATAGAGATTATGGTTTTCATAACTCTCAAACTTTAACTGAAAAGACTGGCACTTGCAATGTTAGAAACATGGTAGAAAATAATCAATTGT